ATGAGACCCGTTCCAGAACTGTCCGGTCAAGTCTTTGGTCGTTGGACGGTATTGAAAGACTATATCCTGACTCCGAGGGGGGAACGGAAATGGGCTTGCCGTTGTGTCTGCGGCACAGAGCGTTATGTTTTGGAACGGACGTTAAAATCAGGAGGTTCTTTAAGCTGCGGATGTTTGCGAAAAGAACAGGCTCAAAAATCTCTTGCTCATGATTTGGCTGGAAAGCGTTTCGGCAATCTGACAGTGATACAAAAAATTGAGAAAGAAAGCACGAACCGGGGTCTATGGTGGGAATGCAAGTGTGACTGCGGAAATATCTGTGAGGTGCTGGGAACATTGCTTGTCACCGGCAGGAAAACGCATTGTGGATGTAAGACGGTAAGAAATCAGGCACTTGCCAATATTAAAGGTCAGGTGTTTGGACGCTTGACTGCGTTGTATCCGACGGATCAGCGCAGTTCAAAGGGGTCTGTCCTTTGGCATTGTAAATGCAGCTGCGGCAGGGAGTTGGAAGTGTCTTATAATGATTTGATGTATTCCAATGTGAAAAGCTGCGGCTGCCAGAAGAAAGAGCATGACCAGGCGCTGAAAGAGTTTCTGAACCACATAGACGGCACTTCCCTGGAAATGCTGGAAAGTACAAAAATACCGAAGAACAATTCCACCGGATGCAAAGGTGTGTATCTGATTCGGGGCAAGTATGTTGCAAAAATCGTATTTCAGAAAAAGGCTTATTACCTTGGTACATACACGGAAATGCAGACTGCTGTAGAAGCCCGCAAGGAGGCTGAAGAAGCAATCTTTCAGACTGCGCTGCAGTTTCATGCGGCATGGCAGAAACGGGCGGCACAAGACCCACAGTGGGCGAAAGAGAATCCGATAGGATTTAAGGTTAAGAGGAATCAGAATAACTGCTTGTATCTGGAAACAACCCCTGAGCTTACATAGCGATTAAAGAGCCCTTGCTGAATGAAGTTGAGGCTTCGTTCAGCAAGGGTTCTGATATTTTGCAGACAATTTATTAGAAAATATGACCGGAACAGAGCTTTAACCATTGAAGTGCTATTCCGGTCTTATGTTTTTCAGAAAATCAGAATGTGGGACATAAGGCAGATTCAAGCGCCAGCCCATACGGTTCATTTCATTGAGTTTAATCAGCATCAGGTTGATGTTCGTCCCCATGATTGAAGAAAGCTGGACCACATCATATCCCTGCCTGAGATTGTCGATCAGTTCATCGTCATCAATGATGAGGTGTGCAGCAAAGGCATTTGCCTCATATTCATGCTTGGTACGCATATCAAAAAGCACAAACTCCGGCAAAGAGTTATTTTGCTTTGCAAGAGAACGGTGCAGATTATCATGCCCGATTTCGTGTCCGCATACCATCTGCAGAACCATATCCTCCATACTGGAGTTCAATAAAATGTGTCGTTCTTTATGCCGGTATGTGTACATACCGAGAAGCTCATTAAATTCATCTATAAAATGCACATAGATGCCCAATTCACGGGCAATTTTTAAGGTATCTCTTGTACCGCAGGTTTTCACAATACGGTTTGCCTTTTTATATATTTCTTCCGAGCGGATCAGCACGAAACACCCACCTCCCTCATGGCGCAGATAAGGAAATTTATTCTTCGGTCTTTTGCTTTTTATATTTCTTGGGAGTGTATTTTTCTACATTGCGGGCTTTGGATTCCCAATAAATATCCTGCAAAGCCTTCATAACAGCATCCTTATCCTGCTCGGAAAGCGTACCGCCTGCAAACAAACCGGACATTCCATCAATCAGCTCCTGCGCCTGTTTCATACCGTGCAGTCCGTATTGCTCAGATGCCCGGACTACAAATTCATCATCCTCCGTCAGCAGGTAGTTCACATCAACGCCGAAGAAATCCGCTATTTTTTTGTAGGCGTCCTTAGTTCGAGGGAAAGAAAGACCATTTTCGTAACGGGTTATCATCCGTCGATTGATACCAAGACTATCTGCTACCTCCTGCTGCGTCAGGTTCTTCTTTAACCTCTCGGTCTTAAACTTTTCTCCAAACTTCATTGCGGTATTCACTCCTGTTCATATAATGAGAAACTTAATTACTCACAACTATTGACAAGAGCACTTGAGATGCGTATAATAATGTATGAGTAATTCAACTGCTCATAGTATACTTTGAATTGCTCACAATGTCAAGGGTCATGCGTAAGGATGAACAGAGAATTTACAAATAATAGGCAGTTTGAGTATGCAGGCGGAAGAACTTCGGTCATTCCGGCATATTGCGTATCGCTTAATTTACAGAAGCAAAGGAGCGGAGGAAATGATTTTATCGCAAAAACAAATTGAAGAAATTGCTGCGGCAGTCACAAGAGATTTCAACGAGTTCTTTTTCGGCTGTGAAACGGACAAGGCTCGTATCGCTCGTGCAACGCCGATTGACCAGTTTGCAACGGACTATCTCAGCCTGGATGTCTCATTTGCCCGTCTTTCATCGGACGGAAGTATTTATGGTCTGACGGCGTATGAGAACACGGAGTACATTATCGAGGAATCAAATGCTCAGCGAAGCATTGCTCTTAGAAGAAACCAGATTCTTTTGGATGAGAGCTTTATCAAGCCGGGACAGGTGCGGCAGCTCTGCGGCAAACGAAGATTTACGCTCGCCCACGAGTGCGCCCACCAGATCCTTTTTTATCTGGAAACAGACGAGGTTCAAGATACCTGCCGTAAGAAGTACGCCGCACGAAAAGCCTACTCCCTCCGGGAGCTTAAAACGCACGAGGACTGGAACGAGTGGCAGGCGAATGTATTAGGTGCCGCTATTCTCATGCCGCAAAGAGAGATTGACCTTGCGATGTGGTATTTTGCAGGAGGTAAGGCGCTCGTCAATTATGAGGGGAGATTCAGTTATCGGGATGATCTGGCTTTGAATATGACCTGCCAGCAGCTCGGCGTTTCCAAGTCTGCCGCTGTCATCAGATTGAGACAGCTTGGCTACATAGAAGATCGTCCCTATTCGGAGTATGTCAATCCGTTGGAGGTGTGGGCATGAAAAAGAATATCCGTGTGTCCGAGCCATCGCCGGAGATGCTTGAAAAAATCGTTCGTGCCCGCACCGCTATCGCCTCTCAAAAAGAGAGAAACCTGAAGTGTCCTTATTGCCTTCACAACGCAATAACGGTCTACGAGGACACAAGAGGGCACGTCGAAGTAAAGTGCAAAAAATGTGGTCGTGTGACGGTGTTCAATGTTTTAAGCATGAGACGCCTGCGACATCACTTAGAGAAATAACTTCTTTTCAATTAAATATTCATAGCTGAGCTGTGGAGCCGCCAGACTGGTGTAGTCATCCCAAGAGCCGCATGAAACAGAAATATAATCGTATTTCTGTTTTTACGGCATGGGAACTGTAACCACCGTCTTGCGGCTCTTTTTTATCCTTTCTGCTGCTTTCGTCAGCGGAAAGGATTTTTTCATGCCTGATGTCCTGAGAACAGTACGGCGCTGCCGTGGTCCTCCGAACTGAAATTTGACTTTATGCAAATTCAAATTTCAGAAAAATCGGAGGAACCAAAATGGTTAATAGAAACAGCATTTATGTACTTAACAAGAAAGACCCGGATGCCATCGTGTATCCGTCTGCAAACGGAAAACCCATTCGCATCACTCGTGATGATTTTTCGACTGAGAAAGAATTTCTCGCTTTCAAGAAATGGTCGGACGAGAACTTCCACGAGGAAGAAAAGCTCGACCACAGAGAGTCCAATCACACTCTCGCCGCTGATGAGTTGTCAGAAGCAGCGCTCGCTGTTCCAGCCACGGATGTTGTCCTGGAGCGACAGCACAGCAGAGACGAAAAACGCAGGGCAGCATCAGAAATGGTCGTAAAACTCAAGGACAAGCTGACGGAAACGCAGTTCCGCAGACTTTGGATGTATTACGTTGACGGCATGACTATCGACAGGATCGGTGAGATTGAGGGCGTCAGCCATCAGAATATTTCCAAGAGCATCATTGCCGCAACGAAAAAAATTAAAAAATTTTCGCAGGGGTCATAAAACAGGGTGCAAAATCGACCCCAAAACGGCGATAGGTGAAAGGACAACTTGATTCCCTTTCTATACATCGGCAAAACGCTGATACGAACGCAGCTTGAAAACTGAATAGACACTCATCAGATACATTCCTGTGTACCACGAGCCACGGCAGGTTGAGCGCCAAGACCCTTTATGCGAGGCGAGCGATAAATCCACCTGCGAGATTCGGATTGCTACCGAACCGGCGATGACGGACGCAGGGCTAACGATACTTCTGTAATTCGCAGCCCGGCCGCAAAGAAGGCGGGGAGGTTCGATTCCTATGGAGCAGCTTCGCAGACTGCCGTCTGGTGAGTCCCACTACCGGGGGATGAGACAAATACGGTAATTGCAAAGAAAACCAGAAAGCGGACGGCTTCGGCAGTTCGCTTCTTTACATAGCGTACAAGGAGGACACTATGGAATTAAGAATAGACCCGGAATTTGAAAGTAAGATCCCCCCACTGTCTGCTGAGGAGTTTCGTCAGCTTGAGGAAAACATTCTTTCCGATGGCATTGTCATTAACCCCATTATCGTGTGGAACGGTGTGATCGTGGACGGACACAACCGATTTCACATTCTGGAAAAGCACCCGCATATCCAGTACAGCATCCATGAAAAGCAGTTTGATGACCGTTTTTCCGTGATTGCCTGGATATGCAAAAATCAGCTCGGACGGAGAAATCTGACCCCGGAACAGAAGAAATATCTGATTGGAAAACAGTATGAAGCAGAAAAATCTTCTCATGGTGGAGAACGAGGACTGTCTCGCAATGAAAAAGGTCACTTCACCGCAAGTGGACAAAATGTCCACTTGCGGTCAAAGTCGAAAACCAGTGAGAGAATCGCAACGGAAAACGGTGTGAACGAGAAATATGTTCGCCGTGCCGAGCGTTATGCCAAAGGCATTGATATTGCAGATGAGGTTGCCCCAGGCATACGCCAAGAGATTTTGAACGGTTCGTTGAAACCTACGGATGCCGATGTTTCCGCTGTTTTGAAAGCCGAACCGGAGGACAGACCGGCTCTTGTGGAAAAGCTCCGTGAGCAGCCACCCCGAAAGGACAAAGACCAGCCGAAAAAGCGGAAAGTCCCAAAACCGGATGAACCCGACATCAAGCTGATACAGAAAATCGCAGACGATATGCTCTTAGACCGTGGCAACGGCAATCCCGATACTATGATTTACGAAATGAATGATGCTCTGGAATCCATGATGTTCCGCTGGAACTTCTGCCAGACCAATTATGCGGCGTTTTTTGAACTGGAAAAATGCCGCACCGAAATCAAAAAACTGATCCGCACCGGATACGATTTTTTAGCACAATATGAAGGAGGTTTAACTCAATATGATGACACCTGAACCCCTGTACCGAATGATGGTGATTGACAGCAGCGAGATCATCGCTCCCCGTGAGGACTATCAGCGAGAACTGAAAAGCGAGCGGGTAAAGCGTATCGTCAGTAACTTTGACGAGCGTATCGCCAACGAACCCAAGGTCAGCTACCGTGACGGGAAATACTATGTCTTTGACGGACAGCATACCATTGATGCCCGCAAAGCTCTGAATGGTGGTAACGACCTGCCGATTCTCTGCAAAGTATATATGGGAATGAGCGAAAAAGAGGAAGCTCTGCTCTTTGCCAGGCAGACCGGCGAATCTGCCCGTCTGACACCCGGCGTTCGTGTCCGTGCCGAGATTTTCGGTGAGGATGGGAACGCTGTTGTTTTTCTCAAAGCAAATGCGGATCTGGGCATTGAACTGGATTACGACCAGGAACGTGGACATATGCGGATCGGCTGTATCAAGACAGCAATGAACGCCTATCGGCGGCTCGGTGAAGAACGTTATAAGGAAGCGATGGGCATTATTGTATCCGCTTGGGGCGGCGAACCAGATTCGTTCCGCAGAGAAAACATCATCGGTATTACCCGTTTCGTTGACCGATACCATGACAGTTACATCCCTCAGCGGCTGATTACCCGCCTTAGCAATGTTGACCCGCTGACGATCCCCCGTGAGGGACGAGCCGTTGGCGTTGACATTGCCGGATACAAAAAGTATCTCTATCAGGTATGGAAAATCTACAACGGCAGCGGAAAGAAGTATTCGCTCCCGAAAAAATTCTGATATATCCTCCCATGTGGCGACCGTGTTCAGCGGTCGCTTTTACATATCCAAAACTGGAATGTAGAAAGGAACTTAGTCTATGAAAGAAAACTGGAACTATCACCGTGGCGATATTTACCTTGTTGACCTCGGTACGAATATCGGCTCGGAACAGGGCGGGTGCCGCCCGGTATTGCTCGTGCAGAATGATATTGGCAATCACTTTGGACCGACTCTGATTGTCGCTCCCGTATCTTCCCGGTACTGGAAGAAATCGAAACAGCCTACCCATACGCTGATCGAGGGAATACAAAATCTCAGCAGCCCGTCTGTTGTTCTTACGGAACAGCTTCTTACCATCGACAAGGTGCGTGTGATGAAATATCTCGGCAAAGTGCCGGAGGACCAGATGCAGAATGTAAATAAAGCAGTCATGGTCAGCCTCGGATTGAAACAGCCCGATATTACAAGAATTTAACCGCACAAATCCGCATAGTTATGAACGAGACTGTAAAAAGGAGGGGCTGTATGCAATCTTCGTCTATTACAGATATGAAAAATATCGACCTTGCCACGGTAGACCGGGATGAGCTGGTGGACATCCGGGATGTCAAGGTAAACACGGCACTTCCCAAGCGGGAACGTGCCATTGATTTTATCCGCCAGATTGGAAATCCCTATTGTTATAAACACGGCAAATATGTTGTGAAAGTTGGTTTCTCTGATACAGAGGTATCTCTGGAAGAACGCCTTGCGGGGTACATTCGCTCCAAGTGCTGACATTCTCGACAGGACGGGACGGAAACCGTACAATATAAGCAGGACTAAAACGACGCTCCAGGCTCGGTAGTTTTGCTGAATACTGAGATAAGGAGTGTGCAGCCATGCAAAATACGCAAAACAAGATTTGGAATACCACCCTCTATCTCCGTCTGTCCCGTGACGATGGCGATAAGGAGGAATCCAACAGCATCACCGGGCAGCGAGAGCTGCTCCGTGACTACATATCGCAGAGACCCGAATTTCGGGAGTATGCGGTAAGAGTTGACGATGGCTTCAGCGGTTCAACTTTTGAAAGACCGAGCTTTCAGAAGATGATCGAGGATGTTAAGGCAGGACGAACGGACTGTATTATCGTGAAAGACCTCTCACGCTTTGGTCGTAACTATCTGGATGCCGGCGAGTATATCGAAAAAATATTTCCGTTCCTCGGCGTCCGGTTCATTGCCGTCAACGACAACTATGACAGTCTCGGAGATAAAAAAGCCTCCGATGACCTCATCATCCCATTTAAGAATCTCATAAACGAAGCCTATTGCCGGGATATTTCGGTGAAGATTCGTTCGCAGCTTGAAATCAAACGAAAAAACGGGCAGTTCCTCGGCTCCTTTGCAGCTTTCGGGTATCTGAAAGACGATCAGGATAAAAACAGACTGGTGGTTGACCAGTACGCCGCCGATATTGTCCGTGATATTTTCAAATGGAAATTAGAGGGCGTAAGTCCTCAGGATATAGCCGATGCTCTGAATAAGCTCGGCGTCCTTTCCCCGATGGAATACAAACGCTCCCTTGGAATGAAGTTTACCACGTCCTTCAAGACCAATGCAAAAGCCGCATGGTCGGCGGGGACGGTTATCCGCATTCTCAAAAACCCGATCTATACCGGGGTTCTCGTACAGGGCAAGGAAACCACGCCGAGCTATAAGGTCCATAAGCGTATTACCAAAGATGAAAGCGAGTGGACGGTCATAGCGGACAGTCACGAAGCGATTATCTCCAAGATTGATTTTGACAGTGTTCAAAAGGTGCTGAAATGCGATACCCGGCGCAGCCCGGACGGTAAAGCGGTCGGGTTGTTCAGCGGGATGATTTTCTGCGGTGACTGCGGTGCCAGTATGGTTCGCAAGACCGTTCCGGCTGGTGAAAAGAAATATGTCTATTATGTCTGCTCTGCCCACAAGCAGGATAAGAGCTGCTCCCCCCACCGCATGAGAGATGTGGCTTTAGAGGAAATTGTGCTGGACAGCGTAAAACAGCATATCAGCGAAGTGATTGATATGAGCGAACTGCTCACAATTACCGATACGGCTCCCCTGCGCACCGCACAGGCTCAAAAGGTGCAGAGACAGCTTGATAAGAAGCATGAGGAATATGAAAAGCTCCAAAAGCTGCTGATGTCCCTTTATGAAAATCTTGCGGACGGCATCATCGACCGTGAGGAATATACACGGCTCAAAGCGAGCTTTACCACCCGTGCGGATGAAGCGGAAAAGCAGATGGACGCACTCAGAGAAACGCTGACAGACATACAGAACCACGGAGCGGAAAACGCATGGATGAACGAGTTCGTCAAGCGGAAGGGGCTTACCTCTCTTGACCGTGCCGTAGTGGTTGCTTTGATTGACAAAATACTGATTCATTCAAACGATACGGTGGAAATCATCTACCGCTGGCAGGATGAATTTGCATGGCAGCTTGATATTCTTCGGACTGCAAAGCTGCAGGAGGTAGTATAAATGGCAAGGACAAAACGAAAGATAAATCCTCTCGTGCAGGTAGCGGAACCCGCTGCGCCTGCGGCGAAAATCTATAAAACAGCCGCTTATGTGCGCCTGTCCGTGGAGGACAGCGGCAAACCCGGCACGGATACGATTGAGGGGCAGAAAGCTCTGCTGACCTCTTTTATTGAATCCAAAACAGATATGGAGCTTGTTTCCCTGTTCTGTGATAACGGACGAACTGGCACGGACTTCGACAGACCTCAGTTTGAGAAAATGATGGAGGAAGTTCGGAAAGGTCGTATCAACTGCATTGTGGTTAAAGACCTATCCCGTTTTGGTCGTAACTACAAAGAGACCGGCAACTACCTGGAACGCATTTTCCCGTTTCTCGGAGTCCGCTTTATTGCCGTCAACGATAACTTTGATACGCTGACCGCAGAGAGAACCCAGGACGGATATATCGTACCGCTGAAAAATCTCATCAACGAGGTTTACAGTAAGGACATATCCAAGAAAATAGATGCAGCCTTATCTGTGAAGCAGCGCAATGGCGAGTTTATCGGAGCGTGGGCACCTTACGGCTACCGCAAAGACCCCGATGACAAACATCATCTTGTTATCAATGAAGAAACAGCTCCTACAGTTCGTCAGATATTCAAATGGCGGTCTGAGGGCGTCAGCGTTGTGCAGATCAGCCGCAGGCTCAACGATGCCGGTATTCTGTCCCCGTCTGCCTACCTCTATGCGACGGGCGAAGTCAAGACGGAAAAATACAAAGAGGTGCCGTGGCACACGCAGATCTTAAAGAGCATACTGGCACACCCTGTTTACATAGGTCACATGGTTCAAGGTAGAAAGAAGCAATCCTTCTATGAGGGAAAGCGGCAGACCTATGTGGACGAAGCCAACTGGATTATCGTCCGGAATACCCACGAGCCGATTATCGACGGCGAGACTTTTGAGAAAGTTCAGCAGATTGCCAAGCAGAGAAAGAGTGAATACCACGAAAGACTCGGCAAGTTTGCTCACTTGGAACACAGCGAGAACATTCTGCAGGGGCTTGTATGGTGTCCAAACTGCAATAGACCGATGGTTCGCTACAAGAATGTAAGCCACGGCAGTAAGCTGTGGTACACCTATATCTGCCCCGGTCATGCCGACGATCCTGCCCGATGCCCGTTTGTGAGCATACGAGAGGACGAGCTGAACGAAGTCCTGTTCACAGCAATTCAGTCTCAGATACAGCTTGTCGCCGATTTGGAGGATGTAGTTAAGCAACTCAACGCAGAGCCGGAATTTCGCCGCCAGCGTTCCGATGCGGCGGCAAAGCTTGAAGCGGCAAGGCGTACTTTGAAACGAAGCCAGTCGTTATATGACAGCCTGTATCAGAATTATGTGGAGCAGCTTATGACCGAGCAGGAGTATGTTACGCTCAAAGCAAGGTATAAGGCAGAGGCGGAAGAAGCTGAACGGCTGATTGCTGTACTGGAACAAGAACAGCATGAAAGCAAGGTCTACACAGCCGAGAACCGTTTCCTCACTGAGTTCCGTTCTTTCATGGGAACGGACACACTCACAAAAGAAATGGCTTCCGCACTCATAGAACGCATTTATGTGGATGCTGAGAAAAACATTGATATTCGCCTGCGCTACCGGGATGAGTATATGGCACTACTGAATTTTATCGAAGGGAGGACTGCTGTATGAGAGTGGCGATGTATCTCCGCCTGTCCAGCGAGGACGGCGACTTAAAGGATACCGGCAAAGCCGAATCCGAAAGTATCTCCAATCAGCGGGGATTGCTGCAGAATTTCATCAGCAGCCGTTCCGAGTTCAGCGGTGCAGAAATCTCCGAGTTCTGTGATGACGGCTGGAGTGGGAAAAACTTTGAAAGACCGGATTTTCTCAGAATGATGGAACAGGTAAAACAGGGACAGATACATTGCATCGTAGTCAAAGACCTATCCCGTTTCGGGCGTGATTATCTTGTGGTCGGCAACTACATCAGCCGTGTATTTCCGTTCATGGGTGTCCGCTTCATCGCAGTTAACGATGGTTTTGACAGCTCCAGACCGCAGGACATTGACAGCTTGGACACCTCTTTCAAAACGCTGATCTATGACCTGTACAGCCGTGAACTTTCCGGCAAGGTAAAGAACGCAAAGCGTATGCGGGCAGAAAAAGGGTTCTTTCTCAGTCCCTTCGCTCCGTATGGTTATGTGAAAGACCCGGAAGATAAAAATCGTCTCTTGATTGATAAAGAAGCGGCAGAGGTTGTTCGGAGGATTTTCGCATGGACGATTGACGGAGTAAGACCTACGGAAATCGCCGCTATGCTTAACCGAGAAGGAGTTCCCACACCGATGCTGTACAAACGGGCGGCGGGATGTTCCCGTGACCGTTGGCCGAGCATCCACGAAGAAAACTTTTGGACGCAGGGCAACATTTTCAAAATCCTGCGGGATGAACGCTACATCGGCAAATGCGTCTACGGCAAGCGTGAGCGTGATATGGTTGGGAATTGGCATACAGTAAAACGAAGCAGGGCGGACTGGATTGTCGTTGACGAGACCCACGAGGGTATCGTTTCAAAGGACGATTTTCAGAAAGTGGCAAGCCGTATGAAAGAGTACAGGGAATTTGTTCCGAGTGTGTCCGAAAAAAATCCGCTTCGCAGAAAAGTAATCTGCGGAACCTGCGGTCACGCTATGATGCTCTCCAATACAAAGAACGCAAGGTATCATTGCCGAACCCTGCATCTGGAGACAGAGTTTAACTGCACCTCCGAGGGGATTCTGCAGGCGGATGTTCACGAAATGGTCGTTACTTTAATCCGCACCTACGCAGCCTATGCAGTCAGCTTGGAGCACCTGCTCGTTTTGCAGAAAGAGCGTATCCAGACTGAGAAAAAGCAGGCTCGCCGGGAACTCGCCGTATTACAAAGCCGTAAAAATCAGTTTGAAAAAGCTCTCCAGGATTTATATGAAAAGCTGATTGACGGAACCATCGACAAGGAAACGTACTTATCTCATAAGGCGAGCAACCAAGCCAAGATGCAGGAGCTTTCCGATCAGATGAAGCGTCTTGAAAAAAACACGCAGACCACAACCGGGCAAGGCGGAGCCTTTATTGAAAAATATAAGGAATACGCCGAGCTGGAAACGCTGACCTCTGAGATTGCCAACGATGTGGTAAAGCGGGTGACGGTTCACAAGGACGGCGGCATTGAAATTGAACTTGCCCTGCGGGATGAGCTGGAAAAGTTGCTGACCTGCCTTGAAACAGTAGATGCGGCTTCGTAACTCACGAAACTGTAAACAAAGTGCAAAATTATTTAGTCCTTACTTGACAGCGGCTGATGAGGGCATTACCGGCACATCGGCCAAGAAGCGAAAGGATTTTCTCCAAATGATCCGGGACTGCGAGCGTGGCAAAATTGATCTTGTCATCACCAAATCGGTATCCCGGTTCTGCCGCAACACTCTGGATGGCCTGAACTATGTCCGCCGCCTGAAACGGCATGGCGTGGGAGTTTACTTCGAGAAAGAGAATGTGAACACCCTCTTCATGGATAACGAGATGATCCTCACCTTCATGATGAGCCAGGCCCAGGCGGAAAGTGAATCCCTCAGTGGCAATGTGAAGTGGGGGCACCGGAAAAACTTCAAGGATGGCAAGGTCTACTACCACTGCAAAAACTTCCTCGGCTACCGCTGGGGAGCGGATGGCCAGCCGGAGATCGACCCGGAACAGGCGGCCGTTGTGCGGCGCATCTTCTCCCGGTTTCTGCTGGGACACAGCGTCCGGCAGATCACCACAGATCTGATGACGGATGGGATCAAAACAGCGACCGGAAAAACGGTATGGCATGACAGCGTGATCCAGAAGATGCTCTGCAATGAAAAATACATTGGTGACGCCCTCCTCCAGAAAACCTACATCGCGGACCTGTTCACCAGAGAAAAGCGGATCAACAACGGAGAACTGCCCAAATACTATGTCCATGACTGCCATCCGGCCATCATTGACCGGGGAACCTTCCAAAAGGTGCAGGAGGAGCTGGCCCGCCGGTCCAGTCTCAAGAAAACATCCTCCAAAGCCAAGACGCAGCTGGGGAAATACTGCGGAAAGTATGTACTCAGCGAGCTGCTGGTCTGCGGGGAATGCGGAAGCCCTTACCGCCGGGTGATCTGGACCCAGAAAGGGGTCAAGCGGGTGGTCTGGCGGTGTCAGAACCGCTTGGAGCATGGCCGGAAGATCTGCAAACATTCCCCTACCCTGGATGAGGGAGACATCCATGACGCTGTTATCTCCGCCATGAATGAATTATTCCAGACGCAGGTAGCCAGAAATGCGGTGAAAGCCAGTATTTCGGCTGTCTTGGCGGGAGAAGAACAGACACTGAGCCTGCCCGCTGTGGAGCTTCAAATCCGAAACCTGCAGGAGCGCCAGCTGGAGCTGTTCCAACTGATCGTCAGCGCCGGTGCCGACTGTACCGACTACGATGAGGAGCTCCGACAGGTCAACATGGCCAAGACCAAGCTCATGGCAAAAAAAGCGGAGCTGGAAAAGGAACAGCGGGGCGCAGCAGCCTTCGAAGAAAGGCTGGCGGAACTGGATGCGGAGCTGGAACAGAGTTGCGGCGCACTCACAGACTTTGATGAACTTACGGTCAGACAGCTGGTCAGCAACATCAAGGTGCTGGATAAGGACAGCCTGCTCATCTGCTTCAAGGACGGAACGGAGATCACCCAGGCCATGCAAAGGAGGCAGACCGCATGATTTATATCACTGGCGATACCCACGGTGGATTCCAGAGGTTCGGAAACAAATATTTTCCGCCGCAAAAGCACATGAGCCGCGAGGACTATGTCATCATCACCGGCGATTTCGGAGGGCTGTGGGACGGAGGCCCAAAAGACTGGTATTGGCTGGACTGGCTGTCCGGCAAACCCTTCACCACCCTGTTTGTGGATGGAAACCACGAGAATTTCGACCTACTGAATGCCCTGCCGGAAAAAGAATGGCATGGAGGCCGGGTACACGAGGTGAGGGAGAATATCCTCCATCTGATGCGGGGGCAGGTATTCACCTTCGGCGGCCTCACTTGGTTCACGATGGGCGGGGCGTCCTCCCACGATATTCGGGATGGCATCCTCGATCCCAAAGAGCCTGACTTTGAACAGCGGTATTGGCTGCTGCGCCGAATGCGGGCCATGTTCCGAGTCAAGGGCGTGAGCTGGTGGGCGGAAGAAATGCCCAACAGTCAAGAATACGCAGACGCACTGAGCAGTTTGGACCGAATGAATTGGAAAGTAGACTGCATCCTAACCCACTGCGGTCCCAGCAGTATCGTGCGGAAAATCGACCCCTCCTATGGAAGTGATCAACTCACCAATTTTCTGGACATGGTCAATCAGCGGTGCCAGTTTATATACTGGTTCTTCGGACACTACCATGACAATCGGATCATCGATGATAGATACATTCTCCAGTGGGAGCAAATCTCCGGATTAGAGCTTTAAAATCAACAGCGGGTGGTATATGACCATCCGCTGTTGGCTTTGAGTGGAGACTCCCAGATTCAAAATGGACTGAAAATCTCTTATGTGGTACAATAACCTTGCACAAGCAGGAAAGACTATACGGAGAAAGGAAGTGAGCCAGGTATGAAGGAACGGACCTACATCTGCTGCGATTTGAAAAGTTTTTACGCAAGCGTGGAGTGTGTAGAGCGAGGATTGGACCCAATGACCACCAATCTTGTGGTGGCAGATCTTCGCCGCACGGAAAAGACCATCTGCCTGGCGGTCACTCCATCCTTGAAAGCCTATGGTATCTCGGGACGGGCACGGCTCTTTGAGGTGGTACAGAAGGTGGCGGAAGTCAATGCCAGACGCAGGCAGGCAGCCTC